ATGAATTATCCATACGAGAGAGCTTTGTATTGGGAAGAAAACGGATTACTGTGCAAAGTAAAAGCAGATGTCATACGCTTTCCAGTCTCTCAGCCACACGACTCTAAAACTATAGACATAATAGACTACAAAACTACGCAAAGCGTAGAGCCTAAGTCTTTTTTAAATTCTGTTAAAAAATACCAATATGATCTTCAGGCAGCTTGGTATAAAAAAGCTTTCGAGCAAGCAGGATTTAATGTTAATAATTTTTTATTTGTCGCCCAAGAAAAAAAGCCACCCTATGCAACTAAAATTTTTAAAATGAAAAAAAATGATTTAGAAGCAGGTTGGTTAGAACTAGATAGACTTATAAACGAATACAAGCATGTAGTTGGAGGCAAAAGCCTACCATCAACTTATAACACACCTGATTTGGTAGAAATTGAACTATGACAGAAAAAAACGACGCTCTAATTTCGCTTCTAACGGCCGTTTTTAATGTGAGGCATACTAAAGTACCCCCTAAATTTTATGAAAAATAGTAAAGAACAAAAATTATTTGAGTGGGGGATCATAATTTGTATTGTTCTAATAATTATAATCAGCAAGTATTTAATATTTAATTGCATGATTTTATGTGGAGATTGGTACGATGGGTGACATGAAAAATGCACTTATAAACGAAGTAACCAAAAAAACATTTAGAGGGTATGAATATAGATTGTTAAAGGAGTTATAATGTTGCTTATGCCAAATGGAAAAGAAGGTAAATCTTTTTACTTTATAAAAAATGACGTTACCCAAAAAGATATTGATGAATTTATCAAAATCAATTTGGAGTTTATTAATACAGCTTACAAAAAAGGTGAAATTCCTTTAGAACTCAAGCTGCTTTTTGAAGATGTTTATAAAAATGAACCGACTATCGAGAATGGAGAAGTTCATTTCATTATGAATATAAAACAATTTGAAAGATTTGTTGAAGTTTGGTCACAAGCAGAAAAACAAATTATGCAAAGTGATTTTTACAATGATATGCACAACAGAGGTACACTTCACTAATGGAAAAAGAAAAAGATGATACAACCGATCGTAAACAAGGAGAAATTATGAGTATTGATAAAATAACGCCTGAAGAATGGGACGCTAAAACAGAGCTCACAAAAGAGCAGATGGAAATGGAAGATAAATGTGACTTTCAAGGAGATGTGGAAGATCTAGATATGGTTAATAAACCACCTCACTATAATCAGGGAACATTAGAGGCTATTGATTATATAAAACAACAATTAGGCCCATTAGGTTATAGATCTTATCTTGAAGGTACGGCGATAAAATATCTACATAGATATAAATATAAACAGTCTAATATACAAGACTTGGAGAAGTGCGTATGGTATATTAATAGACTTAAAAAAGAACTTACGGACATGTAGATGTTTTATTAGTATTTTTCATTTTAGATCCCCAAAGTCTACATGTAATTAGGGAGCCTTACGGCTCCCTTTTTTATACACTATAAGTAATTGGAGAAACTCCAAAACCATTCAAGGAGAGAGATTATGAATGGAGATTTAATTATAAACAGAATATTAGAAAAAGAAAAGGGGCCCAACGGATAGGCCCCTCACACAACAACGGTCGTAGTTGTTAAAAAGGTGGTTTAGATTTAGAACTAGGTGCAGCATTTTTTTTGCTATTTAAATACTCACCAACTTTAGTTCTAGTTACTGTTTCACCTGTTTTATTATTCTCTTCATCTTTGTGATAAATGTTCAAGCACAAAGTTTTGTTAACAAGAGAATCTATGCTACCAGGAAATTGTTTAAATCCAACAGCTTTTGCTAGATGTGTAAACATTTCGTTTGATATTCTTTTAGCGTCAGCATTAGCAGCCCACAAGTTATACCACTCATTATGCTCTCTATAATCGCCGTCACTAAACTCAAATGAAACTTTTACAGTCCAATTACCTGCTTCAGATTTATATTTTTCTGCAGCTACAACTTTTACTTCGTGTTCGCCTGCAGGGGCAATCTCTTTTCTTTTAGAGATTTGCTCAACGTCTAACCACTCAACACCATCAAAATCACTCATTACTACCTCCAACAAATTGTGTGTCAAATCCAAGTTTACCTATAATACTATTTAAACAAGGCTCTTCAAAAGGCTCTAGTTTTCCAGATCTATCTTTTGCAGTAAAACCTTGTCCAACATCAGTTTGAAGCCATCTATTTTTTACTATATCTCCGTCGTCGTCTTGTTCTTCGATAACTCTAAGAGCTAAAACTTCGTCGAAAAAATAAGTTATTGATTGGCCCAATTTTGTTCCAACCATTTTAGGCTCATATTGCATGACGTTATCGACGTTTTGTTTTTCCATTTTTGAAACGAAAACAACGTGCATGTGCAAATCACGATAAGCTCTCATAACATTAGTTACAGATTCCTGCACATTTCCATATGCCATTCTGGGATCTTTATGTTTTGCTTTTTCGTAATTTAACAAAATTTCAGACATTTCAGATATAGAGTCCAAACATACGGTGTCGTATTGTAACTCGCCACTCTGTAAAGCCTGACAAATTTCCATAACATCTTCTGCTTTCTTCACCTGTATGACGTCAATATTTTTATCGTCACGAACGGACAAAAGTCCTGACTCCATATCGATCATCAATTTTTTACCAGGTGCAGTAGCACAAAGCGTCGTTTTACCGGCACCCGCAGCGCCGTATATTAAAATTTTTGCCCCTTGATCTTCGACCAATGAATTAGGGCTCACTATTCTTTGTTTTAAAGACATAATCTCTCCTTAATAATAGTTGTTGCATTATAGTAAAACAAAAGTTACCATATGTCTATTATTTAATTACGGATTTGTAGAAAATGTCAAAAGACTTTACTTGGTTAGCAAACTACCATTTTAGAAATAAAATTTTATCAACAAAAGCGTTGAGGAACTTAGGCGTCTTAGACATACAACCCAAATATAAGGAGAGAGAAGTGGAACGATACACGTTAAAACAATATATAGAATTCTTAGGTATGCCCGAAGCGGCAGAAAAATTTGAATGTTCAATAGCTTCAATTAAATCTTGGAGATATGGATATCGTCAACCTTCAGTTGATCAGGCTAAAAAAATTATTAAAGCCTCTAACGGAAGGCTGGATTTTGAATCCATCTATGGTAATCTCGAAGATATTGTAGCTGAAAGTGTTCAATCTAAATCTAACTGAAAATGAAAGCCCACTAGATCTAGCCTTATCATACTTTGATGAAGGTATGACGGTAGTTCCTTTGTTGCGTAAAAATAAAAAACCACCAGTCTTTTTAGGTGGTTGGCACCAATACAAAACAGAAAGACCAAAAAGAGAAAAGGTTATTGAATGGTTTAAAGATAGAGATGATCTTGTAGTTGCTTTAATTTGTGGTGAGTTTTTAGTTGTTGACGCAGACACTCCAGAAGCTATGTCTTGGGTAGAAAATAATTTACCTGCGAGTCCTTACCGTGTTATTACCAGTAAAGGCATGCACTACTACTACAACAATCCACAAAACTTTACTACTTTCGCAACAAAGAGAAATAACGATACGCCAATAGAAAGGCATATAGATATCAGAGGGGAGGGTGGATTAATTATTGCCCCTTACAATAGACATGCCTCTGGAGCCATGTATAAACCGCAACTTTTTCCTGAATGGGATGTTCATGATTTTGATGATCTGCCTGATTTTACCGAAAAAGAATGGATAGCTATTACAGGCAATAATAGAGATAAGTCTATTAAGGTTCAAGCTCCTATCTCATTAGACGGTGTTAATGAAGGATCGAGAAATGACCAAGCCGCCAGATTAGCCGGTTATCTAATATCAAAAAATATTAATATTGAGTTTGCTAAATTTTTTATGCAAAGTTGGAATAGTCAAAACAGTCCACCTTTATCACAAGCAGAAATAAATTCAGTTGTAGATAATGTAAAAAAAACCCATGACCGAAAAAATGCAAAGGCACCTCTTTTTGTAAATAGTTATGAAAAAATAGATCCGCCAAAAAATTTATATAGGCCGCCAGGTATTTTAAAAGACATGTTTGATTTTTGTGAAAAAATAGCACAAGTAAGCCAACCAGAACTATCTATTGTAGCTGCACTATCTTTAGTTAGCGTTGTCTGTGGTAGGATTTATAGAACAAACATGAATAATTTTTCATCTTTATACTTTATGGGTATAGCCAAATCTGGTCAGGGAAAAGAAAATATAAAATCATTTGTTGAGAATGTTTTGAACACTTCAGAACACCAAGATTTAGTGGTTGGGGATGGCTACACATCATCAGGTGCAGTACATTCAATACTTAGATATAGACCAACTCAAATAACAATTATGGACGAGTTTGGTAAAAGATTAGAGGCTATTGGAGCACAACAAAATACAAATAGAGAAGATGGCATACAAACTTTAATGGAAGCTTGGGGCAGATGTCACGGAGCTTTGCGACCTGATAATTATTCTTTGATGGCTGTACCTGATCAATATAAAGATCAAGCTATGAATAGAATAGCTTACAAACCTGCAATTACATTAGTTGGGTTATCTGTGCCACAAAATTTTTACAAAGCTTTAAATTCAGGCCGTATAGCAGATGGTTTTTTAAACCGATTTCTTGTTATTGAATCTAAAGAGCCTAGAAAAGTACAAAGGCTAAAACAGTATAAAAGTGCTCCTTTGAATATTGTCAATTGGGTAAATTATATACGAAGATCTACATCTGATTTTGATGGAGTAGAACAAAACAACGCTGAATTAGATATTAAGCCTAAAATAATACCCTTTAGCAAAGAAGCAGAAACATTATTAGAAAATTTTGCTGATGAAATTGTCAAACGTCAAGACGCCTTAGAGAAAGATAATTTAGAGCCTTTGTTATCCAGGACTAGAGAAAAAAGTATGCGACTATCTTTAGCTTGTGCTCTTGCTAAAAATCCTGACGCTAAGGAGATTGACGCAGAAGTAACTGAATGGTGTATAGATTACGTAAGATATTATGATTTATTATTTATAGAAGCATGTAGAGATAAAGTTGCTTCGTCAGCAACTGAGTCTAAAATAAAACAGGTTTTATCTTTTATAAGATCGAGAGGAGAAGAAGGTATATCAAAAAGAGAAGTTGATAGGCATGAATTGTTCAGAAGTATGAAGACATACGAAGTGAAAGAAATAATAGAGAGATTGAAAAACGCAGGCGAAATACAAGAAATGGATTTAAGGGTGGGGGGTAAAGGTAGGCCTACAAAAAGATTTGTTGCGGTAGATCCTAATTATTATGAAGATTAATAAGAAAGCTATGAGAGAGGCAATATTCGATACTGCTTTGGGTTTGCCTATAAATTGGTTTTTTGCATACATAACTATAGTTGTGTTAATGTTATTTGGTATAAATAGTGCTTTGATGATATCTATAGCGCAAGTTGTAGTTCTTACTATTTTAGCTTTGATAAGAAAATATTTAGTGAGAATATATTTTAAACAAGGAGAAGACTATGAGGACACCAAGTCTTGAAACTAGAGAGGATCAAAAAAGAGAAGAACGTATAGCAGGTTATTTGGAAGGAGCTTGGCACGTTACTTGTCATAAATTACCAACTTCTTATGCGCTCGATTACTGGATAGAGTCAAAAGAAAAATGTTACTGGTGTGAAGTAAAAGTTAGAACTTTTTCAATAGAAAAATACGACACATTAATTTTATCTATGGCAAAGTTAAGAAAAGGTGCAAGCTACGCTAGATCTACAAATATACCTTTCATAATAGTTTACGCCATGACAGACGGTCTTTATTATCATGAGTGGGATCCAAATCACTTATACGATATCAGAATGAATTTATCACAAGATCCTAAATATGATGAAGACAATGAGCCATACGTTCACATACCTGTGAATATGTTAAAATGTATTTCAGACAAACCGCTTGGTCTTGATAGGAACGAAATAGGTTTTTAATGAGCAAAATAACCGAATCAGTAATAGGTGTAGCAGATAAAGTATTAAGTAAATTTGTTACAGACAAAAATCTTAAATTACAATTAGAACACGAACTTAAAACAGAATTACATAAGGCTAATTTAGCTCAAATAGAAGTAAATAAAGAACAAGCAAAACATTCATCAATATTCGTATCAGGAGCTAGGCCTGCAATAATGTGGGTAGCTTGTTTTGGGTTATTGTGGTCATATTTTCTAGCCCCTATTTTAAATTGGATAATTATCGTAAGTGGGAGTCAAGTCCCTTTACCTGAAATACAAACTGAAGGATTACTTACCCTAACCCTATCACTTTTGGGACTTGGCGGTATGAGAACTTATGAAAAAATGAAAGGCGTAGCTAGAAACTCAATGAACGATTAAGTTCTTAAAATAGGACTAAACCCTAGTTGTCTTTCTCTTTCTAATGTAGGCAAGGCATCTTGCCCTAATATGTCTACAGGATCTATTTCTGGCAGATCTACTTGTCCGACTGGTAAAGGCAGCTGTTGTCTACCAGTAGGAATTAAATTTTGTATTTGTGCTGCTCCTTGGCCTAAAATTCCTGTAGCTTGATCATCTAAAGTTGTGGCGTCTAACTGTTCTTCAACTTCTTCAGAAATATCCTCAGCAACACCAGATACTGCTAAACCTGTTTGTCTTACCCCACCAATTAATAAAGCTCTTTGGAATATTTCTATTAATTGAACAACCGCAGATTTATCTGTTCTTGCCATAAGTTTTAAGATAGTAGGGTTTTGAAAAGCTGAACGTAAAACTCCCAACCCTATCAATGTACCCCATACGGCTGGATTGAAAGCATTAATAGCTATACCTGCAGCTACAAGTGTTCCGGCTGCACCTCCTCGTCCAACTTCTTTTCTTGTTAAAAGCTCCATAGTTTTGCCAAAGTTTTTTAGACCTTGTGCTACTTCTGTGCCAAACATTTCAAACAAAGTTTCGTCACCATATGATTTTAAAATATTGTTAAATTTATCGGCTTGGAAAAGTTTTACAATATCACCTTGTTTTGTAATACCGTCAAAATCTACTGCTCTTTGCAAAATCTTATTCATAGCATTATTTTGAATAGCCACAAATTTTTCTGGACCTAAAAGTGCTTTTACCTCTGCAATATTAGAAGCCCCTTGTGGCGTAAATATTTTACCAACAACTTCTTCTGTTGTTGCCTCTGGCAGTCTAGATATAATTGCGTTACCTTCAAATCTTGCTGTTTCTGATTTTGCTTTGGCTATATTTCTTAAACCTTCTATAAATGATTTACCTGATGAAATTTTTGTCAATCCTCTTTCAGAGGTTTCAAGATTTAATATTAATTCTTCTATGTCACCAGGTTTTAAATTCGGTTTTACCTCATTTATCTGACGTAAGGCTGCCAAAAAGTTATCAGAATTAAAACCGCTTACAGTTTCATCACCAAATAAAGCTCTTAACTTACCTGGACTTTTTGCGTCAAATCTTGTAAATATTGCAGCAAATTTAGAAAAATCTATAGTATTTGTTGAATAATCATACGCGTCATAAAATGCTTCAGAAATTAATTTTTTCTTTAAAGAGTTTCTAAGCTTTAATTCGTTGTCTGGTTTAAATCCTTTTGGCCCTACATCCTTTATATAGTCGTCGTACATTTTGACTGCTTTAAACATATCTTCTAGCTGTTCTCTGTTACCACCTTTGAATATTTTGCTATAAGCTTCGTCTGGAGATAATGTTCCATATTTAGCGTTTGACAAGGTAGCACTTTGTATTATTTTGTCATCAAAATTCTCTAATACATCTCGTGAAAATTTATTTGCACTTTTTAAAAGGTGTATAGCACTACCTAGTTGTTTAGCGTCTGCCGGTGAAATTTTGGTTTTAACTGCTAACTGTTCAGCATCACCCAAAATCCCTAATAACCCAGGTCTATTGCTCCCACCCGTTAATTCATCACCAAAGCCTAAAATTTCTGTAACTTCGTTGACAACTTTTTTCAAAGGTGACTCTCTAGTGAAACTTGCTGTCAAAGCTTTTAAATCAGATAAAGTATTTCTTATTTGCACTAAATTTAATGAATCTGCTTCTAAAGGTTTTCCTTCTTTAAGATTTTTTGCTAAAGTTGCGCTTTTAGCCGCTAGATTTTCTTGTATTCCTTTTAATAGTTGTATAGCGTTGGCCCCAGCCTCTTTATCGTCGGCACCAAAAATGAATCCTAGCCTTTCGTTTTCAAATTTATTTAAAGTTGCCTTTATATCGTCTGATGCTTTTTTGAAAACATTTTCATTAATATCTCCAAGTATTTGTGGTCTTATACTTCTTAATGCAGTATCGGCTTGTTGGAATTTTTCAAACTGCTGTTTCCTTAATCCGCTTCTAGCTTCAAACAAAGCCTCTTTTATAACCTGTCCTGTATCACCTGGATCTATTTTTTCTGGCAATATGCCGCCAGGTCCGTAAATTCTTTGATCGGTTAAATCTTTTATTAAATCGTCGAATAATTTTTCAACACTTTGTATTGAATCTATCTCAGAATTATTAAGGGTAGCTATTCTGTCTCTTACCAAATCATCTAATTCACTTTTTTGTGCTGAAGTCATGAAAGTTCTATCGCCATAATTTTTTATAATTTCAGCTAGATCGTCGCCATCTATTTTTTCTTTATTCAAACGGGCAAATAATTCAGCTATAGATCTTGTTAAATATTTTTTTGTTTCTTCTGTCCTTTTGGAACCAAAAACTAATTCAGCGGTTGACTGTCCTCTACCCACCAAAGATCTACCTAAGTTAGCTTGTGAAGGCAAGCCTCTTTCCTGAAATATTGTAACTTTACCCGCTTTTATAGCTTCAACGATTTCTTTTTCTGTGGCTTCTTTTCCTAAACTTGCGTCTAGTTTCATGATATCGTCCAAATTACGACCCTGTATAGCCTGTCTAAGTAATCTTATATTGTCATGAGGTGGTTGCTTGCCTAATAGCATGCCATAAGCAACTCCTAAACCTTCTCCTATACCCTGACCTAATGCCCCTAACCCAAATTCAAATTTTAAAAGATCTGCTATCTCTTGTTTATTTTGTAATTGTAGACCTTGTTCGACCTCTATAGCTTCTTCTACACCTTTACCAGCTGCAGTACCTATACCACTTGCTAAAATTCTGGAAGTTCTATCACCACCATTAAAAAATTTCATCAACCTAGTCACGCCCCCAATCAAACGCGCTTGTGGTGTAAGAAAAGCTATAGCGCCTAATATAGGACCAACGACTCCAGACATATCTGCAAAGTCATATTTATTAAAACCAAAAGATCTTTCATCAATGACTACGTTTTTACCTACTCTGCTGCCGTCTTTCAGAGTTAGATACTCAGGTTTTATACCTAATTTTAACAATCCTGCAGGTGTAGCTGCTAGTTGCAGGTCGCTGGTGTAAGTGAAGCCATCTTCACCCAATATTTTTTCGGCTACATTTTCTCTTTCTCTTGGGTTTTCAGCAGTTCCTAATTTATATCTTAAATCTACATCCTTAACACCTGTTTCATAATCAAATAGAAGCTCCTCTATGCCCGGTAGAGCAGCAAGCTTACCATCTCTTGCTCTGTTAACTGACTGGATTTGTTCTCTGACTATAGCTCTAGCCTGTTCCGGAGTATCTGCTTCAACTCGAACTTTATTAGCGTCTGTTATGTTTACTTCATATATTGGCATATTATTACAAGTCTATAGCTATTACTGTATTGATATCTTTTTGATCTAAAATTGCTTTTGAAAAATCGCTTGCAGCTAAAATCTTAGCTATTATGTTTGTTTTACCTAAAAGATATTCTTGTCCGAATTGACCTGCGGCAGGTTGTTTAAGTGCTGATGCGTTTAATCTGACATCACTTTGATATTTTAACGCGTTATCAACTAATTGTTGCCTAGAGTTTTTAAGCTTTTTGAGTATTTCATCTGGTTTTGAAGTTAAATCTAATTTACCAAATACTTGATCAACAATTTGTCTGTCTAAGTTAGAAATTGTTCTACCTGACTCGTTAAGAATCTCTCTAATGCTTCTATTTTTCAAAACGGTAATCAAATTTTGTATTTGTGTCGCGCTAGAAGTGTCTATGCCCTCTATTCCTGCTGCTGCTATAAATTGATCTTTAAATCTGTTGAAAGCTCCAGGGAAACCTGTAACAGCCTCTCCTTTGTCTCTAGCAGTTTCAAATAAACGTATTGCGTCATCCATCAAAGCTAAAGCTGATTGATTACCTTCAAAGTCTTTTATAGATTGATTTAATTTATCACCTCTTTTTGCTACTGCCTCAATATCGCTGAATTTCATTTCTTTGCCAAGCGCCCCAGCACTTTTAATAAGTAATTCTTCTTGGAATTTTTGTTTAGCCAGTTCACGCGCTGCTTCTTCTTTAGCAAATGCAGCAGCACCTTTAGCTAATCCTGCTCCCATAGTGCCTTGTTCAACTAATTGTGAGCCTATATTTCTAATAGCACGTAAAAACTTATCACTACTAAATACATCTAGCCCTAATTTTTTTGCAGCTATTGCTGTATCAAAACCTTTGTCTATGTCTTCTTTTTTTGTAAAGCCAGTTTTCACGTCAGAATCAACAATGGCTTCTTCAAGATCTGCTTTATCATTATCTTTTTCTACATTTATTTCTTCCTCAGGGCTGTCCGAAGTTATTTCTTCGGGATCTTCTGTCTTTACTTCTGCATCTGGGTCTGGAGGAGTTTCACCCTCGTCTAATTGCTCTAGCTCAACATTAATAGGATCAAGTCCAACTACTATTAAATCAAGTTCCTCTACAGATTTACCCCTTCTCAATCTACCACTTAGGTCTTGTTCGAGTGGATTCTCTTCATCTGGAAAATATTCTGACTCTATTACTAACTTCGGATTCAATTTTTGTATTAAAGGTAATTTATTAAATTCTTCTTTAGATATGTATTCTTTTTTAAAAGGATCACCAGCACGACCGAATAAAGGGTTTAAAATACGTTCTGGCAAAGTCGCAATATCTAAACCTATTCTTTCTACAGCTACTAAACCAGGAGAAACAAAGTCTTGAAGACCTGAGCCAAAGGATAGATAGTCTGGTAACATTTCCCCGAATTTAAAAGTTTCAGGATTTACGTCAGAAGCTTCAGACCTTTCAAAAGCTACCCTATCCCTAATTATTCTTCTTAAACCTTGTCCATACTCTACCTCTGGATTTTGTATTAATGCGGCTAATGTGTTCCTGTCTATAGCAGACAAAGAATTCAGGAACCTATCAGGATCTATATCAAATATTTGACCAGTTGAGCTACGATATTGAAAAGGATCAAGTTGCACTTCCACGACTTCTTCTACAGGAATGTTGTCTTGATTTAAATCTTCAATACTTTCCTCTATTGTTGTGTCTAAATTTGAAAAATCTGGTCCAAAACCACTAGGCGGTAGAACATCATCAAACGGATCTTCAAAAGGATTAGTAAACATAGGATTACCCTGCACAAATCCACCTACGTTAAACTTTTTTTGAAACCGTATGCCTATCTCTGGTACAGGTTCATTAAAAGGCACACCCATTTCTTGTGCAAACAAAGTTGTTGTGTCGAAGAAAGAAGACGGTATGTCTTTTTCAAAGGTATATGAATTTCTACTTTCAAATTGCGGATTTTTACTTACTGTTAAAAAATCTTGGGCCTTGTTTATTTTTTCTAAAAACAAAGATTCGATGGCTCTGTCTATATTTTTTGCTAAATTTACATTTTCATCTAAATTTAATTTTTCTTTTAAAGACAGCAAACCACCAATAAGTTTTTCAAAGTCTTTACCTTTTTGCACGCCTACAGGATCTGCAAGTGTTGGCATATTTTGCATGTCTGTATTTTCAAACATTTTTCTTTTCAATATTTCTTTCATTAGTTTCCGTATGTTTTCGGGTTTACTAGCCCAGAATATAAACTTAGTCCTGCACCTAAACCTCCAGCTGCAGGGTCTGTAGGCAATCCATATGCACTACCTATTTTGGTGCTTGCTTGTTGATATCCAGGCAAGAGACTACCTACCTGTCCTAAGACTGATAAAGGTCTATCCATTTGTTTTCTTTGCTGTTCAAATTGTCTTGCTAGTTGTGTATCTAATATGCCTCTTTGTACTTGTCCTAGCCCCATCAGTTCTCTTCTTTCTTTTTGCGCTAGATCTTGTCTTTCTCTACCTAGAGCACCTATATCTCTACCATAAGCAGCTAGATTTTGCCCTATGCTTCTAGCAAGCTGTGATCTTTGTCCACCTACAGTTAATAGATCTTGTCCAAAACCTCTTCTTGCTTCTAGTTCTCTTGCCCCTAATCCAGATTCAAAACTTGCAGCTCTTTCTAATCCACCTCTTTGGAACTCTGATTCTCTTTGCGCTTGTCCTAAAGCTTGTTGGAAACCTCCAGATCTTATGCCAGCTAGTGCTTCACCTAACCCTTTTCCAAGAGCTCTCTGACGTTCGGCAGCTGTTAGTCTGGCTCTAGATCCGAAGGCGGATTCACCTCCTGCTTGTATATCTCTTGCTCTTTGTTCTATATCTCTAATTTCACCTGCACGTAAAACATCATCTATTGTTCTTTGCACAACTTGCTCTTCAAAAGGATTAAAAAAAGCACCTGCTGATCTTGGATCAAAACCCACTAAACTTGCTCTTTGGAACTCTCTTGCTGATGGGCCTGTTTGTCCAAGAGACTGTAATAGACTGCCAAGACCTGTACCAAATTGTTGCTCTGCTCTAGAAAAATATGGTTGCATAAGAGCACCACCAGCACGCTCCAAACCAACTGCTTCTTCTATTGCTTTTTGTTGTTGTTGTAAAAACGGCTCAAATCCACCTAAACCGGCTACAGATCTATCTATAGCAGTCTGTTCTAATGGTGTTAAGCCTGCGGTTTGTTGTAACGGTATTTGTTGTTGTATTGCTGATGCAGCTGCTTGTTGAAGCTGATTAAAAAATCCAGGTGTGTCCTCTGTACCAAAGTATAAGGAACGCACTAATGGGTCGCTAATTACCTCTGATACTTCTTGTTGGCCTAAAACAGGTCTAAGTGGAGCTGGCCCTGTATCTACTGCAGGAACTGGGTCTGTCACGACCTCTGAGCCAGATTCTTCTCCCCCTGTCTCACCTGAGCCTGGCACTACGTCTCCTGCCATACCTAAGTCAACATCAGCATCTGGAAATTGTGGTTGTAAATCATCTGGTCTAAAATCTGGTATATCACTGGGATTTGGTAAAGTATTTAATACAGGTTCTCCAGTATCTAAATTAATAGCTGGTGGCATAACTTGTGCCTGCATCATACCAGGTGCTGCTTGAGGCATAGGCGGTCGATAAAGTCGCTCACCATTTGGGCCTAAAAAAAATTGACCTCCAGGTTCTACTCCTGGTGGTAGGCTTGCCATATCTCTACGGAATTGTTCCATCTGTTTTTCGTTTTCACTTCCAAAGTTATCATTACGTCTTGGATTAGCAATTCTCATACTTCTAGGTAAATCGCTAGGTAATGGTGCTTGTGTAATTACTGGCATGCCAAATCTGTCCGTTGTAAACTTCGGGCCAAAATCTATATTACGTCCTCTCATGCTACTCCTTCAAAATATTTCATTAATTTCATCATGTTTTTTGCACCTCTTTGTCTGTCTGGTTCTAGTGCTGGTGATAACTCCATAATACCACCTTTTTTCTTTTTCATTTGCATACTACCTGCACCTAAGTTTGCCTTAGCAGTCATAACAAATTCACCGTCTGACAACATAGCCGGTATATCATCTGAGGTGCCGGTACCAGGTCCGATAGACTCACCACCTGATCTCATATCTAAAACATCTCCACCCTCTGCATATTCTAACGCTTCATCTGTGTCCATTATTCCGCCTTTTGCTTTTCCTACTTTTTTTGTATTTTTTACATATTTAACTGCCAATTCAAATATTTCTGGATGATTATCATAAGCTGTTCTTAAAGGCATTTTGAAAGGTGCATTTGGGTCTGGTTCGTTAACAGGTTTACCAGTTTCTACATATACCGCTCTGTCTGATAAATCATCTTTTACTTGTCCTTTTCTTACAGCTTCAACATACGCATCAAAATCTCTGTCAGGTATGTCCTCTAAACTTCTCATGACTTTCCCGAATATGCTTTGCTGTCTTATAGCCGCATTAGATTCGTCTAGAATTAAACCCTCTGGGCTTATTAGCAATTCAAATGATTTTTTGTTAGCTGGACCACCTTCGGCATAATCTGATTCACCAACAACAGCACCACCTTTTGCAAAAGCATTTATTTGTGGTCTGGGGTTATTAAAACCGCCCCCCAGTCCTAAATCAAAACCGCCCGGTCCAAATGTTTGTACTGGTGCTAAATCTTTTCTTATTCCTGCTCTAACGTCTTGCATGCCTCCTTGTCTCTCTCGTAATGCTTTTTCTGTTAATTCACCATATCTTTTTGCTAATAAAGCTAATGTAGGATCTATTCCTGTAACACTTTTAACACCCTCTCTTACATTACCTAAAGACCCAAATATACCGCCTCCCCCTGGATCAATACCAAATAAATCATCTAAAATGTTGAACTTCCTACCACTAGGTGTTTGAAAAATACCGGAGGATCTTAGTTGATTTACTGGTACTGGTCTACCATCTTTATCCATAACTGTTGGCACCAAAGATTGTAAAGGTTGAATTTGACCTGACTCATACATAAGTTGTTTGTACAAATCTGGTTGAAATTCTTGTATTCTTTTTAAATCATCCGGCGATAAATTATTTAAATAGTTTTGTGCTTTTTCTCTTTGTTGTTTTGTGACTGCATAATTAAATTCGCTAGTCTCTTCTTGTTGAGCTACTTGTTGTTGCTGCCCCATCCCAAAAAGATCTCTGCCTAAATTTTTAAAGATACCTCTTTTATCCTCGCCCGGTAACACATATTCTTTTATACTGCTAAAAGTGTCACCAATAGATCCTGTACCTCCACCTAATTGGGATAAACTACCGCCTTCTCCGAAAACTTTCGGGCCTGTAAATAAACTTATAGCATCACCAATACCACCTTCGCCTGTTACTATACGGCCTGCTGCTCTAGCTTTGGAATAAATATTAGCTGGAGCCTGCCAAGGACCAGGTACAAATTTTGCTATTTCTGCAACAGGGTCTAAAACTTTTCTAACTTTTTTGAAGAATTTACCTATTTTCTTTTTAAATTTTTTGAGAAAAAACTCAGGTAATCCTGTTTGTGGATTTATAGAATTTAGTTCGTTGCCAACTATAAGTTCATTTAAAAGAGTGTCTTCTTTTTTTAAAGCTTTTTGTACGGCTGTTTTAAGACTAGGATATTTGCCTAAAAAATCGGCAGGCAAAACTACTTCACCAGGAGTTAAATGTGCTAACTCTGTATCTCCGAATCTACCCTTATTTTTTAAACTTTCTATACCTTGCATATTATGTAATTGTAACTGTTACGCTGCCTAACGAGCTTGTCGCACTCAATCCTGTAGGATAGGTACGGTGACTTGTTAGGTCAATAAATTGTGTTCCGTCGAACATCTGCAATACTTCTGTAGTTGTATTGAATATTAGCGTGCCAGCTTCAAGTTGGGCTGTATCACGTTCGGTTTGATTTAATTGTAACGTAAAAGTAGGGTCAAAACCACCTAGATTGATTTCTAATATTCTTACCAAACGGTTAAAAATTTCTACAGATACTTGATCGCCAGTAGCTATTGGAAGTCTTGTTGGTAATAATTTAGCCATCTATATGAAAATTTTGTATTAAAATCTCTACAGCATTTAATTTATCTTTTGCACTCGCTAATTTTTCTACCTCTACATCTAAAGATTGAACTATGTCAGAATGTTCTCCTATACCAACTGGACTAATCTCGTAAGCCAAAATATTTGCTTCATGTACAGCTATATCGCCGATATATTTTTTTCTTAATGCTTCTAATAAACTTACTTCTGGGTGCATTATCTTCTTCCGTCTTGTCTAATATCTAGTCTAGTCGCTCCTAATCTCCAGCCAACTCCATCATTACCACTATCTCCATCATTAGACGCTATTCTTATTACAGCCTGTCTTCCTCTGCCTCTAATGTGTGATTGTTGTGTGTTAGAGTCTACGGTTGATGTGGCTACTGTAGATAAGCTGTCGCCAGGGAAGTTTCGCACTTTTGTAACAAAATTTACATTACCCTCTTCTGATGACAAAAATTTAACATCTGGTATTATTTTTTTGATAAAGATAAAGTTTTCACCATCCCCTATATCAAAGTCAGAAGATTCTATAAATACACCAGTCATTTCGCTGCCATCATCATTAAAACCAAATTCATGTTCAAAAAGACTATTACTACCAACGGCCTGTGGGAAGGGCTCTACTCCAGAGTCTAACCATACAGTTCTAACCAGTTGACCATAATACCAAGCTTTTTCTTCGTAGTTGTAAATAACATATCTGTCTATTTCTTGCGAAGTTGCGGATGGATAAAACCAGCCTATTTCGTTTTCTTTTGTGTTTGTGAAGGCGGTTACTTTGTAGGCTTGCTCGCTGTTAAAATTAGAGAAAACAAAATTTAAAACACTACAAGGTATTTTTTGTACTGTCCCGTTGTATACATAAAAATTATCGTATGACATAAAATATACACCATTAGGTCCTGTAACTGCTGCATTTGGACCTACTAATCCTGTAGCTTCGTTTATTAAATTTAGTGCAAAAGTAAAAGGTGGTCCAACAAACTGCATGCTGTAAACAGAGGTATCTGTAAAAATTACTGTTTCTTGTCTTGATTTAACAGCACCAACTATAGTAGATCCAGAAGAAAGCCGTACTGAGCCTGCGGTATTATCAATTTTTGGCTCAAACTCTAGTTCATTTTCTTGATCTGAAAATGCTACAAACATAGGATCTACTGAGCCAGTTCTTGCAGTACCTGAAGCATTTAATGGATCAGCGCCCAAAACAATAAGATGTCTGTCGATTTCTGATGTAATAACTTGTAATGCTTTTGTTGGCACTAGATTTGCACCTGTAATACCTGATAGTTCTACTGCTCTAGTGCTTAATCCGCCACTTTCTAACCATCTAAATATACCACCAGCTCTAGCATTAATAATTAAATTTTCACCAAAATTATCATGTGACCATAATCTAAGTTGGTTTGTCTCTGATAAAGCTGCTGTCGTACCCCAAGTCCCATCACCCCATCCATTAGCTCCCCAACCAGTAGATGAAACATAAAAATCAAGGCCTACATTTATTTGATAAGCTCCTACCACACTTGATCCACCATTACCGGTATCGGAAGAATTAGCAGTTACAGTAGAGCCAGATGTATCTTTAGCCGTAATTTTATATGAATTTGCATTTACTATCGTATCTATTTGATATTCTTGATTCAGGACTGCGGCAACAATATTGCCACCTAATGACGTAGCCCCACTAAAAGTTACAAAATCATTTTTGACTGCTCCATGTGCGGTATCTGTGACTGTTAATTCCGAAGATCCATTAGACGCACTAAAGGTTACATCTCCTGCAGAGGTGGTTAGTCTAATCGGTGTAACATCATTTATTGTAGTGCCTTCTTTTATTAAATATTTAAGATGTGTGCCTATACCTAAATACTTACTACCTTCTAACGATATCCAATTATGCAAAGCTCTTGCGGTTCCTGTTATAGACGAATCAGTAGTTTTACGCCATCCAGCAAATTTTTCTGGTCTTCCTGATCTAAATCTAATTAAATTACAATCAAACCAACCCCCTTCATTATCGTAAGCAGTACCTTCTCTATTAATCCCTGGCCTAAATATATATTTTTGTATACTCATGTTTTTAATGTATCAATAATAGTTATAGAGCGTCTTAAAGATTTAAGAGTATCTACTTCTTTTAAATATTCTACCTTTTTCTGATATGTTTTTCCTAATTTATGGTTTGGTAAAAATTCTACTATATTTAACGGTAAATAAACAAAAGCAAATATGTCTACCTCTGCAGAATTATATGTTTTTTTTGTTTTGTTAACTTTTTTATTTATATCCCATCTCACCCAGTCAGATGAATGATGATCAAAACAGGAGGCGCTAGTTTTAACTTGTATTTTGTAAGAATTTTTTTGATCTTGTGATAAGTAATCGTATCTTGCAGAGGGTGGTGCCTCAAAGACTTCTTCTAGGTGACGTATGAGGTAGCTTGCCGCTAAAAATTCACCAGCTCTTCCAATCTTTTGTGAAAAAGACATAATCTACTATCATAAATACTGTTTATAATTATTATAAATAATATTTATATTCAAGATATAAAGTTCCTGATGATAAGAGTAATCATGCTAGTAATCAAAATACCTAGTAATCCTATTATTGATTTATTACCTGCATCAATTTTATCTCTTACTTCTTTTACATCACTATCTATTTCTTCAAACTTTGCGAAAGCTGTTTTCCACCTCTCGCTACATTCTTTTTCATGAACAGCAAGCTCTAAGTGTACGTCTGCAGCCGTTTTTCTTGCCATTATTTTTTTACCTTAAACTTCAAAGCAATTAGATCTAAATAATCATATAGTTTGCTGATCCATTTATCATCTCTTTCACTAGGGGTGAGAGTCGATAAAATAGAGGCCAAACTAATTATTACAGATAAACTAATAATTAAATCGCTTAACCAATTCAAAAAATACATCATTTCTTATACCTCCAGACTCTTTTCCAAGCCTCATTTTTGTGTTTTGTTTTTTTGTTGTCAGGAATATATTTACCATCTTTATCTCTTTGACGAACCCATACAAAGCCTAACATTTCTAAAAATTTATTCCACATCTTTTTTATCCTTATCTTTTTTTTGTTCTACAACTTCAGACTCTTGTAATCTTTTTACGGTTTCTTGTCTTACCGCAGAAACGAAAGATAGGTCTTTGCCAACCCAAGCTCCGTTTTTACAAGAATAATCTATAAGTTGCAATATATTTAAATAAAAGCTTTTGTCTTGCATTTTAACCCTCTAGGGTTGATATTCTAGCCTCTAGTTCTTGTATAGCTTTGACTAAATTTGGTACTAAAGCAGTATCGTCTAAATACCAATAGTCATCTGCGTTATCAGGCACCTCTACACCTCTTGGATGTGAGCCAACATTATCAAAGGCTTGTTTAAATGCTTGTGCTGTAAAACCTTGTGAGCCTGTACCTGTACCATCTTTGAATTTAAACTTGATTGGATTTAGTTCAGATATAAGATTCATACCATCAGCAGGACCTAATTCATCTTTTAATCTTTCATCAGATAAAAAAGTGTGAAGAATTGCTGAGCCTGTCATATCTATACTTGTAACTCCAACAGGAGTAGTATCTTGTTTTCTGTAGTAATGTATCATTCTATATGAAGATTGGTCGCCTGAATCATTTCTTATAGCCAATGGACCATCATTCCTATCTGTACCTCTAACATGCAACATTGTATTTGCATCATCAAAATCACCTGTATCGTTAATAGTTAATCTGTTTAGATGTGTGAAATCATTTTTAATAAATCCTCTCTCCGTACCCCCTGTATCAAATCTGATAATATCTTCGTCAGAGGATTCCTCACATTGAACTTTAGTATCGCCGTCAGCGTCTGAAATTAACGTAGGTGTGCTACCAGATACAGAGCCAAATGATAAAGCTCCACTACCATTTGTTTGTAAAACTTGGTTAGCACTACCATCTGATGTTGGGAATGTATAAGCTCCATTGAACTGCACTACTTGGCTTTCATTTATACCTATAGCTACGTTAGAGCCTACTGTACTGCCATTTCCGATCAATAAATCATCAGCAGAATCGTCAAGTGCGATATAAAAATCCTGCGCGTTGCCGTCAAATACTATTGAAGTATCTACTGCTGCTCCATCACCTATAACAACTGAATCATCATCTAATGTTAATATTGAGTTTGTACCAACTGTTGAGCCTACACCTACTACTAATTTATCAGCACTATCATCTAACCCAACATAAAAATCTTTCGCGTTGCCATCAAAGACTAGACTTGTGTCTTCTGCTCCTGCATCTCCTATAGTTAAACTAGGCGTAGTGCCATTTATAACTACTGGACTTGCAATAGAAATACTAGAGCCGTCTGCTGACAAACTATCTAAAGCTATATCCCCTACGTTTGTTATGTTTGAATCGTTAAAGCTAGTAGCTCCAAAAGAGTTAGAAGCGGCAGTTGATGTAATACCATTAGCGGCAGTAATACCACCACCATCTGCAATAGTGATGGCATTATCACCATCAGTAAAACCTATATTTGCTGTTTGTACTTCACCGCTTACTAATAAGTCACCACCTACAGAAGCGTCATCTGTAACTGTTAAATCATCACTAACTTTTAAATCTACTGTAGATAAACTTGCAAAAGCGTCATTTACCGCTGCCCCTGAGCCTGCTCCATCTAAATAAACTACCTTAACATCTCCTGGACCAATAGTTACTGTAGATCCAGAACCTTGTTTTATTATGATGTTTTGACTGCCTGATGTTCCATTCTCTATAAAATGTACTCTTTTTAATGTGTTTGGCCCTATTGTTATAGTACAAGCACTATCTAATGTGCCTGTATATTTAATATACATAGCTCTAGCTTCATCTGCAGAGCCATCTGCTACGGTTGATGCGTGTGTATCAGCATTTGTTGTGATTGCTTCTGTGCCAAAACCTAAGCCTTCTCCAACTAATTCTAAATTTGTATTTGTTGATGTCCCCCAAGTTCCAGATTCATCACCTGTTGCTATTTCTTTGAGTCTTAAATTATTTACATACGTTGCCATATTCTATCCTTTTACAAACTTGTCCAGTTTGGTGTTTGTGTAGTTGTTACCTCATTATAGTTTGGAGTTTGGCTTGTATCAACCAAAGACCAAATTAAAACAGAACCTAAGCCTGTCGTTGCTTGTAGCCCACTTACAGAGACATTTGCTTTAGCTATAGTAGAAACAGAGCCTAGTGCACTTGTCGCTGATAGTCCAGAAACCGTCACCCTTTCATTTTCATGAACAACAATAGTGCCTAAAGAGGCTGTAGCTCCTCTTTCAGTTACTGGTACGTTAGCTTTACCTATAAAAGATAATGTGCCTAGAGCAGAAGTTGCTCCTTGTTCAGAAACTGGTGTATTTGCAGCGGCTGATTGCCCTGTTGTGCCGAGTGCGGATGTAGCTGATAAGCCAGATACAGAAACTTCTATATCTGCTGGCTGACCCCAAGGGCCTGATCCCCAGCTATCTCTGCCCCAACCTGTATCTATAGACATAGGGTTCTTACCCCTATGCTATCGTTATGATTGCGTTTGCTCCTGCTGTTGGAAAAACTATTGTAAAGTCTCCAGCAGTCGAAGTTTTTGAAGCACCAAAACTAATTGTTGCTACTGATTTGTCTGAGTTTGTATCGTTATAAATTAAACAACCGCTTGCAGTTATTGTTGCTGTTGAAAATGTTAAATTTGCAAAGTCTACAAAAGCTGTAGTACCTGTCGATGAAGGTGCTGCTATACCAGGTGTTAGAGCCGCGCCCCCTGCTGTATAGTTTGTTCCAGTTATTTGACCGGTTAAACTTGTAGCATATGCAGTTGTAGTCGCACCCAAAGAGGCAGTCGCACCTGCATATAAAGCAAGTTTGAATGAATTGCCACCTGATGCAAAATTATGAACTCCTTGTAAAAGTTCTTTTTTAAAACTTGTTGTTAAAGCTGATGATATTGCCATCTAAAGTCTCCTAATTATGTTTGCTAAGTTAGTTTCGCCGCCTTTTATTAATTCTTGTATGACGGTACTTTTATATGATTTTAAAGCATTATTAATATAAATCAAACAAACTTGGTAAATTGCGTCTTTGTAAGCCTCTGCTTGTTGTGCTATATGAGGTTCTTGATTTTTTGAGTAACTAACTATTTTATTTGTTAATTCTCCTGCCCAGAACTCTGGTGAGTGTCCACCATTACTAGATGTTACAACTTTTATTTCACCTAATTTAGGTTCTCCATTTTGATTCATAAACAATATTTATAGTTAAACATAATTAATATTTATTTGGTTCTGGTGGTCCTTTTTTGTGCGAGTCGTATCTATCTAATAAACCACCCTCTTTTTTTGTTTCTGGCATTTCTACCTCGCTGACTTTCTTTACATGTGGATTGCCATGACTGTCTAACCCTATAACCATAGGATCCTCCAGTCTATGATATCCATAAAGTTTATCTTCTGAGGGTATATTTGCATCTAATAAACTAGAACTTTGTGCCACATCTACTTGTATGCCTTTGTCTAAACATTTAGCCAACCAAAACTCTACGCACCCTCTACCAGCCTCTGCATATCCAGGATTAGATTTGTAGGTAAAATCCACGCCAAATAAGGATATTTTTCTAACATCATTCCAATAAGCAAAAGCAACAGCATATGCAACAGTATTGTTTAGATACCAGCTTTGTGTGTCTTGCACTACTTCTGCTACAGGATATTCGACTAGACCAGGACACCTTTCATCTAACTCACATGTGTATATAGGCCCTTTATGCTCCACTAACATTTTTCTCATGCAATCTGTTTGACCGGCAGCGTCTGTTGTGTCCAAAAATCTAGAGGCAGGATCCATCATAAACAACCTATCGTGAAATATAACGCTACCTACTGCATTTATAGCCCAAACTTCATCGAAGTTAACACCATGAGTTTTTGCAATATTGAACTCGTACCAACTATTACCTAAGCCCACTATCGCTACTGCTGAATTTTGTAAGCTTTTAATTGGTTTCTGACGCTTCATACTCACTCTCCCATTCGCGCATTTGTTTTACTATGTTTTCTAATTCTGGATCTTGATCATTTTCAATACATTTTAAAAAATAATCTTTTAATAAATTCCAGGCGTACTTACGTGGTACAAAATTTTTTTTCATAATCTCTCCTTTATTAAGTGACTTGTTTTCTCAACGCGTCAAATCTATATTCGTCTTGTCTGCTTCTAGCCTCTGCTCTATTTTTTAGTCTCTGTATTTCTTGGTTATATCTGCCCTCATAAAGTTGTAATAAGTCAGGCTCACCTTTTAAAAATGTGTATGCCTCTACCAAAGAAGCATATAGTAAGCCATTTCTAGCATTTGTTGAGAGCCATGTGCCAGTTGTGTCTGTGACTAAAGAATTAGGTTTGTAAAGATACGATAGCTCTACACTATAACTGTTGTCTGGTACAGGCGCTAAAATTAAGGTAGAGCCATTATCAGACCCTGTAGATAGTTCTTTGTCATATTGACCATAATAAAGAGGCAGTCCTCTTATGCTAGTATCTGATATGTCCTCTGCGTACTGTTGCATAAAACTTGGATGTTTTTTATCTAGATAATGATAATCGCTGTTTGAATCTATTACAGCCAAACTAAAAGGTAAAATAAAATCACTAGGACAAGTTAAAAATCTGCTACCTGCTGTTACGTTTCCAGAGACATTTTTTCTGAAAAAATCAAACTGAACTTCTTCAAACATTCTTTCTTCAGCATTTTTTATTATGTCATCTAGTGTATTTACAAAAGTAGTTTCTGTTGATTCACAAAAATTTTGAATTAATGTTTTTAATTCTGCTAAAGTCATGATGTAGTAATAGTAACACTTCCTAAACCAGAAGTCGCAGAAAAGCCGTCAAAGTTTGAGCCAATGGTATCAGTATTCGTGAATACTCGGCCAGGAGTATTTTCTTTGTCATTATCAGGACGAGGGTCATATAAAGCTTCTGCATCTGCAACATGTGTAGGTGGTTCTAATTGTGGGTGTTTTTCTTCGTAGCACTCAGGACAAGTTTTGAGGCCATTCCATTCTTTACGAAGTTCTAATAGTTTATACCGAAAACCACATCTATCGCAATGGGCTAAAGCAAATTTACCTACTGCATATGACACTAATAAACTCCTCTAGTGAAAGGTCTTATTTTAAAAGAAGCTCTATCTTCGTCTTGATCAGCAGCGCGTCTGAATTCTTCTTCATAAATCGCTTTGAGCTCAGGTGTTCTTTCAGGTGCTCTTTTAATACTAAGATAGTAAGCAAGTCCAGCAGCAAAACAAGGAAAAAACCTAAAAGGTATATCCATAGTGTTTCTAGCATTATCGGCATCATCTAATCTTGTAAGTTTTGTAAACCTGATTATATCAGTAGAATTTTCAGGTGTGGGATATAAAAATAATTTTGGGTTGTTTTGTTTATCTAAAAAAAACTGAGATGGTCTAGATTGAGTAGCTTTGTTTGGAATATTAAAATATTCAGCTCTTGAAACTCTATCTAACCTTATATCTGTAGTTTCTGTGCCTGTAGTTCTTCGCACAACAACATCCAAAACGTCTATGACATCTGTACCTAAATTATAACTTTCAGTCCCTTGTGTAACTGTTTGCGTCCCTGTATTTATAGTCCATTGGTTTAACCCTCTGTTAGCCCACTCAGCTAACATAATATTAGCAGATCTTATAGCTGATTTAAGATCATACCCAGTTCTAAGCTCTAGTCCACATCTTTCATATGCTTCTTCTATAAACTCTGTTATGTTGGGTTCAAAATTTGTGCTACCAGATACTGCCATTATTCTTCATATAAATTATCAAAGGTTATTGATGGATCTAAATAACTTTCATGCCCCTCTGCTGAATGAGTCCATTGTGACGGTTTAAAGTCTGGAGGACCTTCGCCAGTAACCCAAAGAGCTGGACTTGTTGCTCTTACTCTATTATTAGGCAAAGCAACCAAATTACCTTTCCATTCGCAATCCTCAGTTATATATAATACATGACTTTGTTTGTGTTGTGCAGAGTCATCTGCAATATCAGAATCTGTGTAATCTACAGTAAATAAATATTTAGCCTGATAAAAACCGCCGTCTATCTTAGCTAACCAAGGTGAAGAGCTTACCCTGTCCATAACTACTACTGCATGTTCTCTTGATTCACAATCCCAAGGTTGTGCAATATGATTTTGCATAGGTTTAGGAAAATCTTCCATAGGGATATCAGCTACAATACCTTGTATAGGCATCCTAGCCCACATAGCACCACCATGAACATTAGGTTCGTCATTATCTTCACAATTTGTTTCTTCCCCTGTAAAAACCACTTGGAAACTTAAAGATCTATCTGGAATTGTGTTAACGGCTATAGCTAGAGCATGTATATACTCGTCATGATATTTTTCATGATTATGTGTGAACTCTCTCCGCACCCAACACTTAAAGTGTGGAATGTTGCTAATTAAATATGACACTAACTATTTTAATCTTTGTCTTCTTCTGTTTGCATTACCTGCAATCATACCACCTTTAGACTTCTTCATGACTTTGCCACCTTTAGACTTCTTCATCATCATGCCACCTTTAGACTTCTTCATCATCATGCCACCTTTAGACTTCTTCATCATCATGCCACCTTTGGATTTTTTCATAACTTTTCCACCTTTAGATTTCTTCATGACTGGCATACCACGTTTTTTATTTAAAGGTTTTTCTATTTTAAATACTTTTCTCTTGGGCAGTCCTGGTCTTATAGGTTTTTTAATAGGTATAGGTTGAATACCCACAACAGGTTTCTTAACAGGTTTCCCAACAGGGTTCTTAATAGGTTTCCCAACAGGTTTCTTAACAGGTTTCCCAATTTTGGCAACTTTAGGAGCTTTTGTCCCTGGTTTTGCTTTTTTTAATTGTTTAAATTTTTTTCTCATTTTACTTAACATTTCTACCTCTAACTAATTGTTGTTACTTTTCGCTTGTCAGACATAACTTTACCACATCCTTTTGCAATAAAGCCACCTTTTTTCATTTTGACTTTGTTTTGTTTCGACATAGCTTTTTGTATAGCCATACCTCTGGCTTTTTCATATTCTGAAAACTTGCCATCTTTGTTTAAATCTGCTTTTTTACTTAATTTCACTTCGCCTCCTTTTTTAAGTTTGGTTGATACATTTATAGGTTTTCCTTTCCTGTTTGGGTTAGGGTCTTTTCTTCTTTTTCTTTGTACTATTTTTGCTCTAGCCTCTTTTGACATACCTTGTGCTTTTTTCTTTGGTAAACATCTAGGCTTTCCCTCAGCTTTTTTTCTGCCACCACAAGAGCCAATAATATTACCTTTAGAATCCATACGGACCCATTCTTCATCTAACCAACTTTGTAACTGTCCTTTGCTCACCTTAACCTATCTGACATAACAGCGCCTTGTCCTTTTATAGAAACGAGGCCACCTTTTGCTTTTTTAACTTTCTTGCCTTTTGCTTTTTTAGCATAATTTGGATCTTTACAATATTTTGACGCCGCTAAATTTGCATAAGCACTTGGGTAAACATCAAAAGTTCTTTTAGCCCATGCTTTTCCTTTCGGGCATATTTTACCTTTACTTTTTACTTTCTTAGCCATTACTTTATCTTACCATGTTTTCTTCGCACTTTGTCTTTACCTTTTTTGAAAATACTTGCTACCATATTTTTACCCATAACTTTTGCTCTTTGCTCACCTACGGTTAATATTTGTATTTTTCTAGCAAATGGTTTATTGATATTTGTTACTTTTTTTACTGTTTTTCTTGCGTCTTCTGGAGTTGCGAATTTTATAGATACAGTATCTTTAGGGTTTTCGTCTGTATATAAACGTCTACCACTACCTTTTGGTTTTTTTCCTGTTCCTACTTTTGGATCCTTTTTTTTGCTCATTTTTAATTATTTTTTTAATAGTGTTTGATTGTTTTTTATGTAGTCTAGAAGCTTTGTTTAGCTGTCGTGATACTTTTTTTAATCTTCTTATCATAATCCTTGTCCTCTGTATTTTTTGTAGCTTCTTTTCATATTTTTATTCATAGTAGAAGTTCCAAGATTATTATAACCTATTGATGTTTTTTTACCTCTTCTGCCACAAACAGGCACATGATCTCTAGCAAGACCCTTAGCTTTTCTAGGCATCTAGCATCTCCAACGTCTTCTTGCTTGTCTTAATCTTGAGTTAGGATTTTTTGCTGCTTTGGGAAACTTTTTCATTTGTCCAGCTGATCTAGCACAAAATGATTTACGTCTAGCTTTTTCTTTTTTTGTAAGATTTTTTTTCTTGGTTACGGCAGTTTTTAATTTACTGCCTGGGTTGAGTTTTCTATATGCTTTGACACCAGCCTTTGTCATGCCAGCACCTTTTTTGGTAGGCCTATAGTTTTTCTTGTTTCTTGGCGGTTGTTTGTCTGGTTTACGAGCCA